TAAAGCTATAATCTTTGCACAAGTTTTTGAATGTTTATTGATGAGTTTTTTTGATTCTGAAATAGCATTATCTGAATTCATCAAGCTTTCATCAATAGAAAGATTAATCTGTTCGCTTGACATTCTATCGAGTGTTGATAGTGTTGGCTCTTTGATTGTAAATTCAAGTGTTTCAGTTTCTTGGATATATTTTTTAAAATACCCTAAAAACCCTTTTTGTCTTTTAAATATTTTACGCTCAACCTTAAAACTTAAACCCTTATTAATAAGTAGATTAAGTTCGTCCTTTTCTGTTTTTATTTCGTCAAACATAATTTAGCTATTAAAGAAAAACCCTAAAACTTTGGTAAATTTTAGGGTTTTCTATTCGGTGAAATTAATTACTAAGCACCTGCTTGTGTAATTGTTACGCTTGCAGTTTTTCCGTCAGCAATCATAGTCATCACTGTACTTCGTGGTGCGGTATTAGCGTTTGCCAATACTTTAACAGTTGCTACTTTTCCTGTGTAAGTTACTGTTAACCAGTCTTGACCAGAAGGCACACTTGCTAAAGTTAAGTTGCCTGTACTTGTTGCTGTAACTGTTTGACCAGTTGAATCTAATGAACTCGTGAAAGTCAAGGCATTAGATGAAACTGTCAAAGGAGTAGTAGTATAAGCCATCAAAGGATAACCAGAAGTTACTGCTAAAGGCATAACTACAACGTCAAGTAGATTAATGCCTTTTTCTGAAAACTCAGCATTCAAAGTAGCTCTAATACGTCCGTTTGGAATATCAAAAACTAATCCTTGTTTTGTTACTACTTTAACAGCTTTATTTGAGTTCTTAACTGTTCCATCAAATCCCCAAACTCCACTTGTTACGCTTCCACCAATTGCTAAAGCAAGTAAATCTACATCGGCATCCATTAATTGAAATGCTAACGAAGGCATTTTTAAATCTTCATTTTGAAATAAAGGTGCTGATTGCCCTTCCTCAAAATGTTCGACTACCGAAGCTGTATCTTGTGTTAATTTACAAGAATCTTTGTAAACAGCACCGATTTTTGTAAGTGAACCCGGCATAGTTCCATTCGTTGAAGCTGTACCGATTTGGACTTGTGCAAGCCCTTGAGTGATTACTCCCATTTTTGTATCTTTTTTTAGTTTCTAACTAACCAATTCAATCTAATATTAGAATAGCTCTGAAAAATAATATATTCTCTAATTATGTTTTGAGCTTCTAAATATACCGTTAAGTCTTCAAATTTTGATTCTCGAATAAGATTTAATACTATTTCTGAAATTGACTTAATCTTTAATCTATTTTCAAATCTCATTTGTTTTCCTAAAACATTTTGTAATAAGTCTGAAACATGAATATTGATATTCGACGTAGCAATTTGTGGGGAATACTCTTGAGTGATACTTATTGTTGAAATTACAATGTCTTCTTTTTCTGAGTTATCTGGTCTTTGACCCAAATAAATACCTCCATTGATTGCAGACTTTAATTGAGTTGATGAATTAAACAACCTAAATAAAATCTCATCTAAATCATAAGCCTGTTTCATAAATTATTAATGTTTACCCTTAAATCGTTTAGCATTCTTGGCAGTTCTTGAATAGCGAAATGTTCCGTTGATGTTAAAACGTCTCTATTATATTTTGCTTCTAAATGTAAAGCATAGTTCATACCAGCCACAACAACTAAAACTAAACCTTCATTATTTTCAGAACCTACTTTATAAGCTAAACTTCTACCTTGCTTTATTCCTTCTTGTCCATTTAAAACAAGCTCAAAAAATTCATCAACTGCAATTCCATCAACAAAAACAACATAGCCTAACGAGCTTCTTAAATTACCTGTTTGGTCTTCAAATCCAATTGATTTAGGGATTAATTTTGCTCGTTTTACGCACAATTCACCAAGATATTTCAGCGTTTCAATTTGAGCTAATACAATCCGTTTTTGAAAATCAGAAAGATACTTATGTATAGATTCAAAGTCGAAATTTGGAGTTATACCCATATTCTTTTATTTAATTGACCCTTTGAGAACTGTACAATTGGCATCTTTAAAATTAGATTGCTATCTGTTGAATTTTGCTCGTAAATACTTATCTCAGTTCCTATTTCAAAATCTGGTGAAGCTAAAGGTAAGTAAATGATTGATGAATAAATGTATGCTTTTCCGTCAGTTCCGTTTATGGTACTACCTTTTCCATTAGTTTCATTTCTACAAACTGAAATCATAATAGGAGTGTCAATTGATTGAATCCAATTACCGTTTATATCTTGAATGCTACTAACATTTTGAGTAAACAAAAAATGTGGATACTGTACTACCATCGTTTTGACATATTAGTAATTAACGGTTGCATAACATTTGCCTTACCAAGTTCTTTGCACAATTGACTATACCATATTTTTAAGGATTCAATGTTCCAAGTGATTGAATAATTTCCCTCAGAAACATTGGATAATGGCAAAATACTTGAAAATGAGTTGTACATTGCTATTTTACATTTAGTAATATCTAATTCACTTTCAAGTGAGTTTTCCACTACGATAACATCAATATCAGATTGTGTTAAGCCAAATTTACTTAGCTTACTTAAAAGATATTCGTTATTTGTAGTTATAGCCATCAATAAACTGCTGTTAAAATATAAATGTTATCAACCAATTCTAAAGCAGGGAAAGCATTTAATTCTACGGCTGTAATTTCTTGGAATGGGTCATTTTCTTGCCATTTTTTAATTAAAGCACGATTGAAAATACCATAACTAACTTCGCTTAGTGGTTTAAGTTCTTCAATTGCAAAAGCATTTTTAATTGAACCTAATTGACCGATTGGTACAAATGAAGCGTTGTTCTGGTTAAATGGCTTTATTGTTGCGATTTCACCATCTTTCTCAATACCAACTGGAACATTTACAATTTCAATATATGGCAATTGGTTTGCACGTAAATAGTTATTAACAGCATCCAAGTTTGTACTTACTGTTGCTGAACTACCAGAAGCTACCGCACCGATTGCATATTGCTTAGTTGAATCAATTACTTGCTTACAAGCTCTAAACTTATACCAAAGAGTATCAGACATTAAAATTTTCTCGAAAGAAAGTCCTCTTTGTGATGCGTCTAAAACAGCATTTTCAATATCTGTGATTGGTGTTGCTGTTGCCGAAGTTGCCCAAGATGTTGTAGCCATCTTCTTATTTGCATCCTTCATAAACAAGTCGATTGGGTCAGTCAAAACCAAACCATCAGGGTTATTTGTGATGTTTAAAGAAATTTGAGCCGTTGAGATTGCCTCAAGACACATAATGTCAAGGCGTTTGTGTGCTGAATCTCCTACACGTTTCACATCTTGAAATAAGAAATCAAGTGCTTGTTGCATTTTAACAGAATCCGTAACATTTACATTTTGTAACATAATGTAATCACGGTAATCGTTAGCACTCATAACAAATTTTTCTTGAATAGCAGGGATAGTACCTGTATATTTTTCAAGATTTGCACGTGAACGGATTGGAGCTTTTGCACCTGACGAAGTAACCGAAGCGGCTGCTTCGATTCTTGCACGACCTACAACTGTTTCGTAGGTTAGTGAAGTTTGAGGAGTTGAAAACCCAAAATAATTTCTATACCAAACTGGTGCAAATTTGGCAAGAGAATTATCAATAACAGGCTGTAACTGTCTCGAATATTTACCGAATACTGATTCTAATTGTGACATTCTTTAAGATTTTAATATGCGTCTGAAAATACAATATCTGATACCGTTCTAATTTGTGCCTTGATGGTATCATCTAATGAAGGAATACGACGAGCGTAAACAATACCCTCAATTACTGCGTCAATTGCTTGACCTGTACTCATGATTACAGTTGCATAGCTTAAAGCTTTTGGAGTAACATAATATACGCAAGCAGTAGCACCAGTTGCAGAACTTTGAAAAATAGTATCACCTGCTACCAAAGCGACTCCTAAAGTAGTACCTACTGTTAGTGTATCATAGCTTGAGTTTGTTGTATCAATTGCAGTAATAGCATAAGCCTTACCTCCAATAACATGACCGATATAATTTCCAACTTTAAACAAATGTCCCTTTTTTACCTGAATAGTAGTTGCGGTATTTGTTGCGTCTGCATAAACTTTAGCAGTTTTCAAAATTGTTGCAATACGTGTCGATTCATCAAATCCAACTGGAGTTCCTGCTACAATTTCAACATCATCAGAAATGTCTAATTTATTCAACAAAAATCCTCCCACTGCATTATCTGAAACACACTGCCATACAGCCTTGCCGTAAGCGATTGTAGTTTTAGTTAGCCCTAAGCCCATAATTATTTAACGTTTTCTTTCGGGTCTGCTTGTTTACTCGCCCATGATTCAATGTCTTTTAACACTTGTGCGTCTTCTGCTTTTTTTGTTGCCTGTCCTTGCGGAACATTTGATTTTAAACCTGAGTTAATTAATTCTTGATTAATCAAATTAGCATCACTTTGAGTTTCGGACAAATACGTTTGAAAATCTTCATCAGTTTCAAAATTCATTCGTTCAAAATCTTTCAATTTAGATTTTACAATTGATTCGTGCAACCCTGATAAAGTTTTAACGAACTGTTCTTTTCTGGTTGAAACAACTGTTTGTTTGGTCAATGCAGAAACTTGATTAGTTAATGCTTCAATTGCTTTTTGCCATTCTGGAACATCGTTATTTTTTGGCGGTTCTGTTGCTTGCTGTTGCTGAGTAGTTGTATTTTTTTTTACATCTTGGCGAACCCTATCGGCTTCTGCTTGTGCAATTTTCAAATAAAATTCAGCCCCTTGTACAGCCCCTTCGATTTGAGTTTCATCTGTTACTCCATTTGCGAGTTGTTCAGCAAACCCCTCTAAAGTTTTCACGCTCAACCCTAAGTTTGAATACTTAGTTTTAAGCTGTTGTAATATTTTGTCTTTCATTATAGATAAAATCTATTTATTGTTGAAATTTATAGCACAAATCTATAAATAATTTCTATATCATGTTGATTTTTTTCGATATTTGTATAAATATTTTTTATAGTCATATAGTGAATATTAAAATAGTACAATACTTTTTAGTCTTCCATTGTAAAGGTGACTTAACTTAGAATAATACAATTATGTAATATGGAATACAGAAAACTAAGTGATTTAAAAAAGCTTGACAATAACCCTCGACAAATAAAAGAACAGGATTTAGCTAAACTTATTCAGTCAATTAGAGATAATCCAGAATATTTTGAAGCACGACCTTTAATTTTAAGTAATAGAACTGGAGAACTTGTTATATTAGGCGGTAATCAAAGATATGAAGCATCAAAGTTTTTAAAACTTGAAAAAGTGCCTACTCATTTGATTGAAGGATTGACCGAAGAAAAAGAGCGAGAAATTATTATCCGTGATAATGTAAATAATGGTTCTTGGGATTTTGATTTACTTGCTAACGAATGGGATGCTATTGATTTGGATAATTGGGGTTTATCTTTGTGGCATGAGGAGGAATTAATTGAGGAGGAGAAAGAAGAAAAGCCACAAAAAACTACAAATTTGGTGCTAAAATTCAATAAAGATGATTATGATTTTGTAGTTCAAAAGCTTTCAAATATAGACGATAAACCTGAAAAAGCTCTTTTATTTCTGCTAAAAAATTCGTAAATTGTAGTTAAATGAACATTTAAAAACTATAATAAAATGCAAGATTTAGAAGAAAATTACGACTTTGGGGATTACGAGGGTTTTGACGATTTGGACGATTCTCTTTTTGATGGTGAAGTTGAAACTGATTTTGAAACACGTGTGATGCAACCTAAAAAGGTGAAAACTTTCAAACAGTTTAATGTAAGGTTTTCAAATGCACAGGCTTTAGCTAACCATATCAATATGCAAGATAATGAAAGACGTTATTTTTGTGTCGTGAATGGCAGGTTTATATTTGGAGATTTCATCGAAGCTTTATTGGTTAGATATAGATGGCACGTTAAAAAGCTAACAATTAGTACTTTATCGATGAATCAGAACAATGTAGATTCTTTGAGAAATTTAGTAATGGCTGATTACATAGACGAAGTTAATTTAATAGTTTCGGCTACTTTTTATGCTAATCATAAAAACAGTTTGGTTCGTTACATTTATGATAAATTAGATATTGAAAACAAGTTTCAATTTGCGGTTGTTCGTTCACATTGTAAAATTGTACTAATTGAGACTCATTGTGGAAAGAAAATTGTGATACATGGTTCTGCTACCTTACCTTC